TTATCAAACGCCAATGGGGTCAGAATTTAATTAAGTTTAGGGGAGTAAAACTTCCTGGTGGAATTGAGTTTAATGGTAGAGAAATATATGAAGATGCTGAAAGAGAACTAGAACAAATTAAGAGAGATATGGCTCTGGAATACGAGCTCCCACCATACGACTTTATTGGATAATGGCACTTAATCCTTTTTTCTTACAAGGAACTGCAAGCGAACAACGTTTACTACAAGACTTAGTAAACGAACAGATGAGAATGTATGGTGTGGAAGTTATTTACATACCAAGAAAATTTGTAAGAAAGCAAACTATCATTCAAGAAATTCAGTCATCTGCTTTTGATGATAACTTTGCAATTGAAGCATATGTAAACACTTATGATGGATACTCTGGCGCTGGAGATATTTTAACAAAGTTTGGAATGAGTCTTAGAGATGAGTTATTAATTACAATCTCAAAAGAAAGATTTGAAGACTTTATCGCACCATTTTTGGGTGCATTAGACACTGGAACAGAAACTTCTCCTATTGAAGTGTCAACACGCCCAAGAGAAGGAGATCTTGTATATTTTCCACTAGGTCAAAGAATTTTTGAAGTAAAATTTGTAGAGCATGAGCAACCATTTTATCAATTAGGTAAAACATATGTTTATGAACTAAAGTGTGAACTCTTTGAGTATGAAGATGAAATTCTGGATACTTCTATTGATGAGGTTGACAGACAAGTTGAAGAAGAGGGTTATATTACAACTTTACGTTTGGTTGGAGTTGGAGAAACTGCAACTGCAACTGCTCTCGTAGATACTGGATATATTAGACAAATATTTTTAAACAATGATGGAAGTGGATATACATCTACCCCCGTAGTTGCAATTTCATCATCTCCTACACTTAATCCAAATAATGATGCTAAGGCAGTTGCAATTACAACAAATAGAGCTGGTGTATATTCAGTTGAAAGTATTCTTTTAACTCACGCTGGAATCGGATATACTGTTCCGCCTATTATAACAATTTCTGGTGGAGGTGGAACTGGAGCGGCAGCAACGTGTTCTGTTGAAACAAACTATAATGGAATAATTAGATTTGTTGTAACTGATGGTGGAATTGGATATGGAACTGCTCCGACAGTGACAGTCTCTGCCCCTGGTGTTATAGGCATAGGACAAACAGCAGTAGGAATTTCTTCTATTGGACTAGTTGGTTCAGATTCTCAAGTAAGATTCATTTATGTATCCAATCCAGGAATTGGATATACTCAAAACCCAACGGTAACTATTTCAAATCCAGAAACTATTACTGGATTTGGAACATATGCGTTCAATGAGGTTGTTAGAGGATCACGCTCTCAAACCCGAGCCAGAGTTAAGAGTTGGGACAAGGATACAAAGATACTTAAAATTTCAAATGCTGGAATTGGTAACACAACACCCGTATTCTATCCTGGAGAAATAATTATTGGAACTGAGTCAGGAGCGTTGTATTCTGTTCAGTCATATGACAGAATGGATCTATATGATAAATATAGTCAAAATGACGAAATCGAAGAAGAAGCAGATCTTATTGTTGATTTCTCAGAATCAAATCCATTTGGTACGTTTTAATGTTAGGAACTTATTATTATCACGAAATAATACGAAAGACAATTATATCTTTTGGTACAATTTTTAATCAGATTCATATTCGCCACAAAGATGAGTCTGGTAATAGTATCAGTGATATGAGAGTTCCTTTGGCATATGGACCTGCACAAAAGTTTTTAGCAAGGTTAAGGCAACAATCCGAACTTAATAAACCAATTCAAATTACATTGCCAAGAATGTCTTTTGAAATGGTTTCAATTTCATATGACCCAACAAGAAAAACAAGTATTACTCAAACCTTCAAAGCATGTGATAACGGAACTGTAAAAAAAGTTTTTATGCCAGTTCCATATAATATTGGATTCGAACTGAGCATTCTTTGCAAGTTAAATGATGATGCTTTACAGATTGTAGAGCAGATTTTACCATATTTTCAACCAGCATTCAATATCACTATTGATCTTGTAGATGCTATTGGTGAAAAGCGAGATATTCCTATTACTCTTGATAGTATCAACTTCCAAGATGATTACGAAGGAGACTTTTCAACTAGAAGAGCATTAATTTATACTTTGCAATTTACAGCAAAGACTTATATGTTTGGTCCTATTGCAGAAAGCAGCGAAGGTCTCATTAAGAAAGTTCAAGTTGATCTTTTCAGTAATACTGATGTTAGAAATGCAAGACGTGAGATGAGATATGTAGTTACACCTCAAGCGAAGCAAGATTATAATAATGATAATTCTGCATACTTGAATGATGATGTAAATAGTGCATCTCTGATATTACAAGTTAGCAATACTTCATCATTCAGTGTAAACGATAGAATTATCGTTGGCAGTGAAATCATGTTGGTGACTGGAATTGTTGATGCAGATACACTAAATGTTCAAAGAGGATATAATAATACAAACTCAGCATCCCATTTAACGGGTGCAATCGTTAATCGTTTGACTGCTGTGGATGATGCTTTAGTTGAAGCGGACGATGATTTTGGTTTCAACGAAAGTTGGACATATCTGGGAGACTCTAAAGAATATAGTCCAACAAGAAAACTAGACATTTAATTTTTAAGTTATGCCAAACTTTGATAGCATTGATAAAGCTCTAAACGTTGAGAGTAGTATTGTTCAAGTCGAACCTACTAACTCTGAAATAATTCAATCAACAAATTCCAATCAAAATGATATTAAAAAAGATTATGAATACACTCGCGCAAACTTATATTCTCTTATAGAAAAAGGTCAAGAAGCAATTAATGGAATTATGGAACTCGCTGGAGAATCAGATTCTCCAAGAGCATATGAGGTTGCTGGGCAGTTAATTAAAAGTGTTGGTGATGTAACGGATAAATTAATTGATTTGCAAAAGAAACTTAAAGATGTTGAGGAAGATACTGTAAAAACAACAAATAATGTTACCAACAATGCAGTATTTGTCGGTTCAACATCAGAACTATCAAAACTGCTCAAACAAGGTTTTCTAAATAATAAAGAGTAAATTAATATTTTAATGAGTTGGTCTGACAAATACAAAAGATCAATCGATTGTGATAATCCACAAGGATTCTCACAAAAAGCTCATTGTGCTGCTCGCAAAAAAAGACAAAAAGGTGAGAAAACAAAGTCCAGATCTCCATTCAATGAAATGCACGAAGTAAAGTCCCATAAAACAGTTGAGCAGATTGCAAAGAAACATCGTCTTGAAGTTTCTTTCATTCAGAAGCAACTAGAGATGGGAATTCCTATTGAGCATGAACATACAAGAGATAAGGATTTAGCAACTGATATTGCTCTTCAGCATCTTGACGAAATTCCTGATTATTATACTCGTTTAAAAAAGATGGAATCGGATGCTAAAAAGCATCACAAAAAATTTAAAGATGTAAAAGAAGAAACCAAATCTGGAGATGAAGGTCTTCACGATTGGTTTAACAAATCAAAGTCTTCTGATGGAAAATCAGGTTGGGTTCAACTTGGCGGAAAGTGGGCAGGAAAACCCTGTGCTCGTCAACCAGGACAAACTTCAACACCAAAATGTGGAAGTTCCAAAATGTCAGCAAATCTTTCACCTGAAGAAGAAGAGAAAGCAAGAAGAAGAAAAAATAGACAAGACCCAAATCAACCAGAAAAAACTGGTGGTGCTAAACCAACAAATGTAAGAACTGAAGAAATGGATCTCCAAGAAGTAAAAGACAAACCAGGTAAAGGTAGCGGTAAAAAAGATGCTTGCTACCATAAAGTTAAGTCAAGATATGACGTTTGGCCAAGTGCATATGCATCGGGAGCACTTGTCAAATGCCGTAAAGTTGGTGCTGCAAATTGGGGAACGAAATCAGAAGCAGTAGAGATGATTAGATACTGTCCAAAATGCCAAAAAGATGAAACTAGAAACGAATGTAAGTATGGTCCAAAGTTTTGGGAAATGTTTTCAAGACCTCCCGCATTGACTTCAAATCAGATAAAGTATGATCCAAACAGACCTCATCCTGCAAATGAAGAAAAGGATCATGAGTATTCAATGGCTCGCTCAGAACTTTCTACCATCATTTCAGCAGCAAAAAGACTGAAGAAAAAAATGAAGGGTGAGGGTAGTATTGAAGCTTGGGTTCAGTCAAAAATTACCAAAGCAGCAGATTACATTGATACTGCAGCAGATTACTTAGAGAGTGGTGAGCATAACGTTGATGAGTCTGTTATAGTCCAAGATTCTACTGGTAATGATTATGTTGAGTTTATTGATGTCATTAAACCAGAACCATTACAACCTTCTAAAGGATTGGGAAGTAAACTTTCCGTCAGGGAGGAAACTTTATCTAACTGGCGAGAAGAATTAAAACAACTTGACGAAAATCCAATAGCTGCTGGTGCTGCTTTGGGAATTGCTGCAGGTGGTGCTTATCTTGCCCAACAAGCCTATAATGCTGCACAACAAATTAAAAAAAATAGAGAAGAAAAATTAAAACAAGCAGGTCTTCAAATGAATTCTTATGATATGGAGTATGAACTAGTTGAATCTTCAAACTGGAGAAATGACCTCGGAGAAGACTGGCAGAAAGTTAATCGTCAGGATAAAACTGATGGATTGAGTCAAGCAGCAGTAGATGCTTATCGTCGTGAAAATCCAGGTTCAAAACTTCAAACTGCAGTAACTGAAAAAAATCCAAAAGGAAAAAGAGCAAAGCGCCGTGCCAACTTCTGTCGTCGTATGAAAGGGATGAAGTCAAAACTAACTTCTGCAAAAACTGCAAGAGATCCAGATTCAAGAATCAACAAAGCACTTCGTCGTTGGAACTGTAACTAAAATGAAATCTTTTCAACAATTTATTTCAGAAAGTATCACTATCAACGGTGACTTTAACGGAACTCTAAATGTGGGTTCTTCTCAACCAGAACAGGCAAGTGAATCTTTTTTTGCCGATGTGGTTTGGGAAGGAAAGATGTATCGTTTAGAAGTAGAAGGTAAAATGCTTTCTAAAAACGAACTTGCAGAACAAATTCAAGGAGAATATCCTGGAGCAATCGTTCATAACATCTATCCTGCTCAGTTAAATACTTCAAGAATTAAAAACGCACAAAGATATCAACCAGAAAGATTATCTTGGGGTGAATAAATTATGGCACAATTTAATAAAAGTACTCAAGATTTTTTAAATCAAGAGAGAACTCTTTTTGAAGTAAATATGGTCGCCAATAAAAATGGCGAGGTTGTTACACTTGATAACCCATTTCCAGTCACCGGAACTGTTGGAATATCATCAGAGACTGTTGTAACGATTAATCCAGATACAAATGCTGTTGATGCATTTGGTAGAGCAAGAGTTTCTGAATTATTTACTCTTGGTGACTATAAGCACGTTTACGCAATTGACCCAAACTTTTTAGATAGTGTTTCTGGTGCAGGATCATCAGTAACTTTCTTTCAAAACCAAGCGTGTGCAAGATTGCAAACTGGAATTGGTTCTACAGCATCTTGCATTCACCAAACAAAATTTTATCATCATTATCAACCAGGAAAGGGGCAATTAATTTTTAGTTCTTTTAACTTTTATGCTCCTCAACAAAACGCAACGAAAAGAACTGGATATTTTGATGATAGAGATGGAATTTATTTTGAACAAGTTGGATTAAGCACTTCTGACGGAATAAACGCTGGTATTGGAACAAACAACTGGGTAATCAGAACCTTTACAAGTGGTATTGCAACAGAAACTAGAATTCCACAGTCACAATGGAATAAAGACAAATGCGATGGAACAGGTATTTCTGGATTTAATTTGGATATTACAAAAACTCAACTTGCATTTATAGATTTCCAGTGGTTAGGTGTCGGTAGAGTCCGTTGTGGTTTTGCTCATAATGGACAACTTATTACTGCTCATGAATTTAACCATTCCAATTATTTGAGCACAGTTTATATTGCTAATCCAAATCTACCAGTTCGTTGTGAACTCAGAAATACTGGTGTAGGTATTGGAGCATCATTTGATCAAATCTGTTCTTCTGTAATGTCGGAAGGTGGATATATTGAAAGTGGTATTGATTTTGCCTACACAATGACCACATCAAGAACAACACCAACACCGGCAGGAACAGAACTTCCATTGGTTGCGATTCGCCTCAAAAATAGTTTTCAAAATTATCCAAATAGAATATCAGTAAGGTTGAATAACCTTTCAATACATTGTGAAACAAATAGTATCATTTATAGAGTTATTAAACTTCCAAGTTCTGCTTATTTGAGCAATGCTGGAACTCTAACTTGGACCTCTGCTTCTGCTAATAGTGGAGTTGAAGTTTGTGTGGATGCTACAACTTATAGTGATGGTGACGAGTTTGCATCAGGGTATGTTCCTTCTGGTGCGTCTCAAAACTCACTTTCACCAGTTGCTTCTGGAACATTAAGTGCCGCAAAGAAAAATATTATTGTTCAAAATATAGACTCAACAAGTTCTGAAATTTATGTTCTTGTTGTAAGAACCATTACTACTACAGGTAATGCTGTTGCTAACGTTGCTGCTGCTCTTCAATGGAGGGAAATTTACTAAATTATGAGTGAAGTTTATCTTGGTAATCCGAATTTAAAAAAAGCAAATACTCAGATTGAATTTACAGAAGAACAAATTATTGAGTTTTTAAAGTGTAAAGAGGATCCCGTTTATTTTGCTAGAAATTATATTAAAATTGTTTCTCTGGATCACGGTCTGGTTCCTTTTGAGATGTATCCATTTCAAGAGAAATTAATTCATAATTTCCATAAGAATAGATTTAACATTTGTAAGATGCCCCGTCAGACGGGTAAATCTACAACTTGTGTTTCATATTTGTTACATTATGCTGTGTTCAACGATAATGTCAATATAGCTATTCTGGCAAACAAAGCATCTACTGCCAGAGACTTACTTGGAAGATTACAACTTGCTTATGAAAACTTACCAAAGTGGATGCAGCAGGGTATTATATCCTGGAACAAAGGTAGTCTAGAATTAGAAAATGGCTCCAAGATTTCATCTAACTCTACTTCTTCATCTGCTGTCCGAGGCGGATCCTATAATGTCATCTTTCTTGACGAGTTCGCTTTCATCCCGAATCACATTGCTGATGACTTCTTTGCCTCTGTTTATCCTACTATTTCTTCTGGAC